GCCGCACCTGCCGCACCCCCAGCTCGGCCCGTCTTTTCTCGTCGGCGGTCGGCGGCTTCTTGTGCCGGGCATCGCGGCAGAAGCCATGCACCTGCTCGCGGTAGCCGCCCGCCGTTATGCCGTGGATGCGGTGCGACGACCACCCGAGCTCGATCATGATCTTGGTCAGCCGCTGGTAGTGCTCGTTCTTGCGCTTGCCCATCGGCACCTTGAGGATGTCGAGCAACGACTGCGCCGTGACCCGCTCGATCCCGTCATGATCGACCACCCCCTTGGCCCGCTCGAGGATCGGCACCCAGACGTCGGCGTTGCGGTTCTCCAGCCGCACCTTCTCGGAATCAAGCCGCTCCAGCCACGACAACGGAAAGTTCGGGACTAGGTCGTCGCCTTGCTGTGCATCGCTCATTAGTCACAACCTGAATAGTTGATGCCATTTGTCGCGGTGCTCATCCCCCGGCGCGGGCTCGACGCGTTCGTTCGAGCCCGCTGTGCCCCACGTCGCTAGATAACGGTCCAGCTCGGACGGCGGGATAACCAAAACATTGTTGTAGGGAACCGCGCGGATTTCGCCGTTTCTGACCGCGTTGCGGATCCCGCTCGACGTCTGATCTACCTCGCGGGCGAACTGAGAGATCGTGTAGCCGGGCCGCCGGGGGGGCCGACGTTTGCGCGGTCGCATTGCCGCCTCCTCGCTCAGTTAGCCGTTGACTCAGGTCCACCCAGCCGCCGATACCTGCCGCTCAACGGGCCGCTTGCGTGGCACCAGTCGGCGGGCATATTCTTGCACAAGGTTCCTATTCTGGGCCACCAAACACACATATTGCAAGCAATCGACCACGTGCGAGTAGCCCTCGGCGTCGAACTTCTCCGGGATTGCCCGCAAGCTCCCTTCCCGGTGGCGCTTGAAACGATAGCCGCCGCTCATGGCGCGGACCAGCATAGGGCAGCCGCGCCCGTTGATCACCAGCGATGGGCCGCCATTGGTTTGCCGCCCAAGCATAGTCTCCACAGCGCGCAACCGAGCGTCAATGTCGTTGGTGGGAGCCGGAAAAGCCGGCAAACCCATGCGCTTCAAGGCATCAAAGCTGGTTTCTTCCGCGATGGTTCCCTTGGCCACACCCGCCGGATCGCCAACAATCATCACCTTCGCGCCGGCAAACTTGTTGCTGAACAGTCGTGGCCGTATTCTTTCCTCGACCTGCTTTTCCAGGCCGATATTGATTGCCGGAATTTCCTCGTGAACCAGCAGCCGCCCCTGATGATCGACCTGGCAGACCAGGCTCCAAGGATTGCGTCCGAAGTCTATCCCTACAAGGAGGCTGTAACCTGGTATGCAAAAAGTATCGTCCACCACGTGGAAAGAAGTCCGGAACGTCGCCTTGAACACCGCCTCCCCGCTGGGGTCATCGGCATATTCGGCATAGACGTAGCGCCGAACCCAAGGGTGGTCGGAGCCGTAAAGCTCGAGGAACCGCTCGTAATACCTGCGCCCCTGCGCCAGCCGGTCGGGATGGTTGATCGGTAGCTTCGACGTCTCCTCGGTCTGCAGCAAATGATTTAGATTTTCCGCGTTGGGCGCCATCCCGGACGGTTGGCGGAAAATCTGAAAGTCCGCCGGCGGATCAACCATCAACTTGTGCCAATCTGTCAGAAGCTGCGGCATGTTGGTGTCAGCAATTATTCCATAGAAGGTCGGTGAACCTCGGTTGCCGGAAGGATAGCGCCCGATGCGTCCGGAGATTGGGGCAATCACATTAACATCGCACTCAATTGCTTCGCTGATCCAACACATCGTGAGCTGCATGCTGAGCAGTCGCGCCTGGTCTGCCGCATCTTCCAGCGGGATCAAAATCCACTCGCTCTTTACGTCGCCGAAGTCCAGGTAGAACGTGTTCTCGCTCACCTTAAATTCCCCAAGCCCCGCCAACCAGGTCACGCAATCCTTGAGTACAGTATCTTTGAGCTGTCGAAGCGTCTGTCTCACTATAGCGACGCGAGAATACCGACACCCGTCCGGGGCCTTGGCTTGCGCCATGCATCGGCGCAGCAGTTCTATGACGCAAGCGGTCGTCTTTCCACTGCCCACAGGGCCGGCGGCGATACGGCCGAAAGCGTTGGACTTCATGAACCGGGAGAGCGTCGGCGGCGCCATGTAGGTCAGGCTCATTGCATCGTTCCGTGAAACTGGAAACCTGCTGGCACGAAGAAACACGTTGCCTGGTCCAGTACCCAGCCTTCCGGTACTGCGCGGCCTTCGCCGACGACCTCATATAGCGGAATGCCGCCGATGGCTTTGATGGCCTCTACCCGGCGCATTTCATACGCCAGAATTTCAGCAATCGCTTCGACAGTCAGGTCCAAGCTCATTCCTTGCCGATGCCGGGGAACTTGGCCTTCACCTTGGCCCGCACCCTGGCCTTCTGCGCGCTCGAGCCGTGCTTACTGACCATCGCCAAGGCTAGCCTGGCGTGATTTTTGTCGGGCACCGGATAGCTGCCGCTGCCCTTACCCTGCGGGCCTTCGCCCTTGCCAGGTAGCGCGAACGAGCTCGAGGGCAGTTTCTTCCGATCGCCTGCGGTCAACTTGGCCATCTAGTCCTCCTCCTGCCTCGGGGTTTTCCGCGGCCGCCCGGGCCCGCGCTTCACCACCACCTCGGCGGCAGGCTCGGCGGCAATCAGGTCGATGTCCTTGGGGCCCATCCTCTCGATCGGCTTGTCGTACTTCTCGACCACCGGCTTGCCCTCGCCGTCCTCGCCAAGATTTATGGTAATGACGAATCTTTCGTTGCTCTTGGCCTCCTTGGGGTCGCCCCCCAGCCCCGCATTGCGCGAAAACAGCTTGGCCACCTCGGTCGCCGCCGACAGCGACTCGTCGCTCATCATCCGCGCGCCCAGCCGCGGCAGCGCCTGCTCCAGATAAGCCGCGCTTGTCAGCTTGATCCGCTCGTTGGTGGACAGCGCCGAATTCCATTCCAGCGTGAACTGCTCGAACGCGCGCTTGTAGTACGGAAGTTTGGATATCTCGTAGAAATCCTCCGGACCAATGCCGTAGTCCGCGAAGATCACTTCCGCCTTGCGGATCGCCATCGCCATCTCCATGGCGAGCTTTGCAAGCGCAGTTTCGTCTAAATTTTGATCGGGCGGCTCAGTGGGCTCGGACATCCGCGCACCCTATAACATTTCCCGCCAATAGGGTAGCATGGCGCCCATGGCAACCAACCCACTCGGCCAGCAAGGCGTTCTAAGTGTCGTGCCGCCAGCGGCGCTTGAGGCTCACCTACAAGCTCAGCAACTTGCTCGCGCTCAAGCCGCTGCACCGCCAGAACCAGCGCCGCCAGCTTTAGTTGGTTGGGTACGTTCACAATTCGAAATCTTCCGCAACCACCGCAATACCGCCGCCGGCTGGTCCAATCGCTTGCTCGAGGCGTTGCGCACCTTCAACGGCCAATATTCGCCAACCAAGTTCCAGGAGGTCAAGAAGTTTGGGGGCTCGGAGGTTTTTGCGCGTTTGTCCGCCCAGAAGTGCCGCGCCGCCTCCTCGCTCCTGCGCGATATCTATCTCGGCTCCGACCGGCCCTGGTCGATTCGCCCGCCGGCCGATCCCGACGTGCCACCCGATATCGTCCAGAAGATCGATGCGCTCATGGCCCACGAGCAGCAGATGATCATGCAGACGACCGGCCAGGCCCCGTCCCCGCAGGACGTCCAGATGCGCCGCACCGCCCTCATGGAGTCGGCCTCCGACGCCGCCAAGAAGAAAGCCGCCGACCAGGCCCAGGTCGCCGAGGACAGGATCGAGGAGATCCTGCGCGAGGGTGGATTTTATCACGCCCTGGCCGAATTCATCGTGGATCTCCCCATCTTCCCGTTCGCCTGCATCAAGGGCCCCACCGTCCGCATCGCCCCCGAGGTCAAGTGGAACAACGGGCAGCCGCTGGTGCGCCAGATCCCGAAAATGGTCTGGAGCCGGATATCCCCGTTCGATATCTGGTTTACGCCGGGCGTGGCGGACATCGCCAACGCCAACGTCATCGAGAAATCACGCCTCACCCGCGCCGAGCTCAACGACCTCCTCGACCTGCCCGGCTTCGACCAGGACGAGGTCCGTGCTGTCCTCGACGAATACGGCCGCGGCGGCCTCTACGACAACTGGGACACCACCGACGCCGAACGCTCCGTCCTGGAAAGCCGCGAGAACCCGGCCTGGAACCGCTCCGGCCTCATCACCCAGATGGAATTCCACGGCAACATCCAGGGCCGCCTCCTGCAGGACTACGGCATGCCCGGCATCGCCGACGAATTGCGCGACTACCACGTCGACGCCTACGTCATCGGCAGCCACATCATCAAGGCCAACCTCTCCCCCTCGCCGCGAGCAAGGCATTCCTATTACATAACCAGCTTCGAGAAAGTCCCCGGCACCCCCGTCGGCAACGGCCTCGTCGACATGATCGCCGATCTACAAGACGTTGCTAACGCCACGCTGCGCTCGCTGGTCAACAATCTCTCCATTTCCTCCGGACCGATGGTGGTCATAAATGACGATCGCGTCCGGCCCGAGGATAATGTTGAGGAACTGTATCCTTGGAAGAGATTTCACGCGTCCTCCGACCCAGTTGGCAACAACTCGAAACCTCCCGTTGAATTTTTCCAACCGCAGAGCAATTCGCAAGACCTGCTGACCGTGTTCAGGGCCTTTGTCGATCTAGCGGACGACATCTCAGCAATCCCCAAATACATCGGCGGCCAGCCCGGTGGCGGCGCAGGACGCACCGCATCCGGTTTGGCCATGCTCATGAACAATGCGAGCAAAGTGCTTCAAACCGTTGCAGCGAACTTAGACCGCGAGCTGTTCGAGCCTGCGCTACAACAGCTTGTAGACTTGGTGTTGCTCAGTGATACGACCGGGCTTTTGACAGGCGAGGAAAATGTTTCGGTGCAAGGAGTGAGCGTTGCTATTCAGCGTGAAACCCAACGACAGCGTCAGGTTGAGTTTCTTCAAAGCACGGCGAATCCAATTGATATGGGGATCATCGGAATCAAGGGCCGTGGCGCGGTGCTTCGCAGCGTCGCTCAGACCATCGGGCTCGACGGCGACGAAATCGTACCGTCCGACGACGATCTCGAAAAACTCCAGCAACAGCAGCAAGGCGGCGGCGAGCAGCAGGCGCTCGCCCAGAAGGTCGAGGCCGGCGTGCAGCAAGGCGTGCAAATGGGCGTCCAGAAAATCGCCTCCGACTTGACCGCCGGGCTCCTGGCAAGCCAAGCCGGCGTCCCGGCCGGCCAGCGCGGCATCCTTCCAGCCCTGACCGGTGGCGCGCCGTTGGGTCCGCTCGGCGCTCCCGGGTCTGGCGCTCTGGGCGGCGGCATGGACCAGATGGCGCGGGCGGCCCAGGGCAACCAGCCGTCACCATTGTCGCAAGGCAATACCATGCCGACTAGTCTGGTTGGAAATCAGCCCGCGCCTCCAGGCCCTGGCGCGCGACCGCCGGTGCCGATGGGAGGGCCACCGGGGTGATGCTCATGGCAACGCAGGCCCGTGAACCCGATCCGCGCAGGTGGGTTATCCACCGCAACAGCCGGGGTTCGCCGTGCTGGTACCAGCGTTGGTTGGAAGCGTGGTGGATCGTTACCGGGCGCTGGTCGCTGCATCGCGCTTGGCAGGATGGCCTCGATCACGGCACCGCAATGGAGTATCAGCGCACAGTCGTGATGAAGGGGCGCTAACCGTTCAACCAGAGAGGAGTACGTCCGATGCCGTCCTATGAGGTTAAATCCCGTGTTACCCACGCCGCCACCGTCGAGACCATCGAGGCGCTGCACCGCGAGGATGCGGTTCATCAGGTCGTGGCCAACGCCACCGCTACTCCCGGCGACGAGATCGACGTTTTGACCGTCACCGAGCTGCCCGGCACGTCCGGCGGCGGCGAGGGCGCGACCGGCGCCACCGGCGGCATGTTCGGTGTGGGTGAAACCAGGTCGACCAAGGCGCAGCTCAACGACATGACCAAGGAGGAGCTGCTGAGCGTGGCTGCCAGCGAGGGTGCCGAGGTCAGCGAGCATTGGAACAAGGGCGATATCATCGACGCCATCGTCAAGCATCGCAAGCGCGCGTGAAGCTGGGGTGGAACTGCATACTGCGTAACGAGGCAGCGATTATATCGCGCTGCCTCGACAGCATCATTCCGCACGTCGACTACGGCATTGTGGTCGACACCGGCTCGACCGACTCGACCGTCGCCATGGTGCGCGCGGCGTTCGAAAAAGCCAGCAAGCCGCTGGAGCTCGGTGCAGCCGAATTCGTCAACTTCTCGGATGCCCGTAACCTTGCGCTGCTGGCTGCGCGTGCGAGCCATCTGCCGTGGGACTACTTGGTGCTCTCGGACGCCGACATGGCCCTGGTCGTCGACGATCCCGACTGGAAGCGGCAGCTCAACGGCGGTCTTGCCTACGACGTGCGGCAGGTGGCCGGAACACTGAACTACTGGAACCGGCGCATACTGAGCCGCAATGCTACCGGTGACTATAAGTGCCCCACGCACGAATTTTTAGATGTGCCAACGGCGGGCAACTTGGACGGCATCTGGTTCCAGGACTTTGCAGATGGGTCTAACAGGCCGGAGAAGTTCGAGCGGGATATCAATCTGCTCGAAGAGATGCTGAAGACCGAGACCAACGAAGGCTTGATCCAGCGGGCTCACTTCTATCTCGGGCAATCATACTTTGATAAGCGCGATTGGGCCAAGGCTGCGGAGCACTACAAGATCCGCGCCGGGCTCGGTGGCTTCGCCGAAGAACGCTGGAACGCCCAGCTTCATTACGCGCATTGTTTAGAGAATTCCGGCGACAGACCGGGCTTCGTCTGGGAGATGCTGCGCGCCTACGAGCTGCGGCCACACCGGGCCGAGACGCTGTACGACCTGGCCAGATATTTCCGCGAGCGCGGAGAAAACCACTCTAGCCTACTGTTTTCCGAGGCCGGCATGGATCCGCAGCCGCACGCCGACCAGCTGTTCGTGAACAAATACGCCGCCAGCACCGGCATACGCGAGGATTTCGCGATCTGCGCCTATTACGCAGGCGGTAAAATCCGCGACCGCGGCGCGCAGGTCTGCAACGAACTGGCGCTCGAAGGCAGCGAGCAGGCCCGCGGCAATATGTTCTGGTACCTGCGGCCGTTGGCCGAGCATGTGCCGTCGTTCAAGCCTACATGGTTGAAATTTGATCTGGACGACGGCTGGGCCGCCACCAACCCGTCGGTCATCAACTATCAGGGAAGGCCTATCCTTGTTTTACGTACCGTCAACTACACGATCACGACGGAGGGGGTCTATGCGATCCGGGGGAAGGATAGCTCTCTGAGTGCCGACTGGAACGTCAATTTCATTCATACGCGTAATTATCTGGTGCGCGACCTGGATGCCGCCACAGCCGACGAGCTGCCATTACCGGAGAATTGGCCGGAACCGAAGTTTCATCCGGTACGCGGTCTGGAAGATAGCCGGTTGTTCGAATGGCAGGGCACCCTGTGGACGATCTCAAACGTGCGCGAGCTCAACGCGGAAGGCTGGTGCGAGCAAATCCTGGTCCCGCTCAATGCGCGCGGCCAGCCTTGGATGCGGATTTTGCCCAAGAAGCGCTACCACGAGAAAAACTGGCAGCCCTGGGTGAAGAACAACGAGTTGCGGTTCGTCTACCGGCAGGGGACCCTGGTCGACGACGATGGTAATGTGGTTTTCGAAAGTGATTCCGGTTTCGATGCCAGCCAGATCAGCGGCGGCTCGCAGGTTATAGAAGCTGACGGTGTGTACTTATCGCTAGTGCATGAGGCGCGCACGATCCCAGGGCGGCCGAACCGCTATTATGCACATAGGTTCGTACGCTACGCCGTTGACGGAGCGGTTACCGGCATGTCCATGCCGTTCTATTTCCATGACAAGCAGATCGAATTCGCCGCCGGCCTGGCGTACTTTCCCGAGCGGCGGCAGCTGATGGCAAGCTACGGCGTGCGGGATTGCGAGGCGTGGGTGGCGAGGATGGATCTAGATGACGTGCTGCGGTTCATCGAGGAGCCGCGATGATCCTATGCAAAGATTTCTTTGAGACGCGCGACCTCGGCTTTCGGCACGCGGGTGATGCGGCCGAACTTGATGGTGCGCACCTGATTCATCTCGATCGCGTCGCGCATGGTTTTGTACGAGACGCCGATTTCCTCGGCCGCGCCGGGGATGGAGAAAGCGGCGCCAGTGCGCCGCCGCTTTTTCGGTTTGGACGCAGAATCGCTCATAGGCTCACCGCCCTAAAAGATGATCTATCTCCAGCATGATACGGAAAATACTGGTGTCAACGCCTATCTGAGGCAAAACGATGGTTGCCGCCATTGACACGGGAAGACAGCGGCGATGAAGGGCAACATCGGATGCGTGATGTGCTGTTATTTTCCGATATCCGATGAATACAGTGTGCTCCGATGAGCGTGGTGGCCGTCACCGGCTTTATCCCAATCCCCGGCCATCCCCGCCCGGCGCAGGACTACGAAAGGCTCGGCGCGCAACTGGCCGCAGCCGACATCACCGCGCTCCTGCGCCTCGACACCGAGCTCGAGGCGTGCTGGCTCTACCGGCATCTGCAACGGCACGGGCCGGTGACCCACTCGACCGCCGACAACCCGGCCAAGAACTCGCTCGCGTACCACATCGTACAGGCGGAGAAGTCCGAGCTCATCGCGGACGCCGCCGAGCTGGTTCCCGGCGCTGACGTCATCGTCTGGATCGATCTCGGCATCTTCCACCTGCCGGGAATGACCGCCGGCGTGATCGAGGATTTCATGGCCCGCGCTGCGGCCGAAGAAGCCATCGCCATCCCGGGCTGCTGGGAGAGGAACTACCAATACGACGATCGCTACCCGATGTGGAGATTCTGCGGGGGCCTCCTGGTCGTGCCGCGCGAGCACGCCGCCGCGCTCGCCGCCGTGATGAGGGACGAGTGCAAGCGCCATCTGCGGGAGACAGGCAACCTGAGCTGGGAGGTGAACACCCTGGCGCGGGTGGAGCAGCGGTACCCCGATTTGCCGATCCGGTGGTATAAAGCCGATCATAATTCCAGTATGTTTACTAATTATCAGGCAACGGAGCACGCCGATGGCTGGAAAGCGCAAGGGTTACGAGGGGTCCAAGGCTGACCTGGCCGAGGACAAGCGCGGCGCCAAGCGCAAGGGCATGTCGCTCAAGAACTACGAGACTTCCGCACAGGACAAGGCCGAGGACAAGCGCGGCCAGGCCAAGCTGGGTCGCAAGAAGTGAGCCATGATGACGAGCGTCCGCTCATGGTTCGCAGACAACCAGGCGCTGGTTTATTTCCTGGTGGCGCAGGGCATCGCGATCGGCGCTGCGGTCCTGTCGATCACGGCCTACATGGTCAAGCTGGAGACGCGGGTGAGCACGCTGGAGATTCGCGGTTCGCCGCACTTGGTGACGGTCGATAGCCGGTTGACGGTATTGGAGAGTCAGACCAAGGCTAACAAGGGAAGCATCGATAGGATCGTTGACGTGATGACCAAGAGGTTGAACATCAATCCATGAACGAGGATCGCAGCCTGAGTTCTGCGGGTGCTAATTTAATCAAGCACTACGAAGGCTGTTTGAAGAAAGTTGGCGATTATTATCAACCGTACCATTGCCCTGCTGGAGTTCTCACGATTTGTTGGGGCCATACTCATCATCACGGGAGAGAGTTCAATGCCGACTCTCGATGGACGATGGAGGAGTGCGATCAAGCGTTTCTGGAAGACATGGGGACGTTTGAGCGAGCTGTACGTAAACTTGTCAAAGTGCCTCTCGAGCCATGGCAGTTCGACGCCCTCGTCTCCTTCTGCTACAACTGCGGAGAAG